GGTGAACTGATCAAAGATGGTGAGGGTAGGTATGTAGAGTGGAAGAAAAGAAACCAATCCCTATCTTACATCTTCAAGGAAGAAACTGAATCTGTTTTTAGTAATGGTAACTTCGATTCTATGTTTGCCATAGATGGTACAAGGCATCCACAAATTCTAAAAGAGTATCTAAGAAAAAATATCTCTATTGAAACTCTAGTAATTCTGAATCAAATTCTAGGATTCAGGGAGAACTTTGATTCCCATCTCAAAGACCCAGTGTGGGAAACCGTCAGCATGAGAATAAAAAAGTATTCTCCGTTTCTAAATATTGATGTACAACGTTATAAACAAATTCTTAAACGAGTAGTCCTATGAGTTTCTTTGACTCTGAAATTGTTAGGTCAGAGATGGCTGAAATTAGTGAACTTCAAGATGAAGTCTATGGTAAGTTCATGCACTTTCCATACATGAGTAATGATGATAAGTTGGAGCAAGTCTCTAACTTGGAACAACTCATAGAAAAACAGAAGATTCTTTATGCTCGTCTCAAATTATCTGATGATCCTGAAGCGAAGATGATGCTAGAAAGAATCACTGACTCTGCTGCCATGATGGGTCTCTCTAAAGATGTTGACATGAACTCTGTGTTTAATAAGATGTCAGAGATGCTCACCATCATGAGACAACAAATTGACAACGGTTCCATTTAACCCTATAATACCGTTGTACACACAAGCCGAATCCAAACTAATCCGATTAATCCTATGTCTTTCGCAAATCTTAAAAAGCAATCTGGTCTTGGTTCCCTCACCTCCAAACTGGTGAAGGAAGTTGAGAAGATGAACAATACTGGTGGCGGTGGTGATGACCGCCTGTGGAAACCAGAAGTAGATAAAACTGGTAATGGTTTTGCAGTCATTCGTTTCCTGCCTGCCCCTGAAGGAGAAGAACTTCCTTGGGCGAAGATGTATACCCATGCCTTCCAAGGTACTGGTGGTTGGTACATCGAGAACTCCCTGACTACTATTGGTCAGAAGGATCCTGTGTCAGAATATAACAGTCAACTCTGGAACTCCGGTGTTGAGTCTGACAAAGAGATTGCTCGTAAGCAAAAGCGTAAATTGTCCTACTATGCCAACATCTATGTTGTGCAGGACAAAGCAAACCCACAGAACGAAGGCCGTGTCTTCCTGTACAAGTTTGGTAAGAAGATCTTTGACAAGATCATGGAATCAATGCAACCAGAGTTCGAGGATGAGACTCCTATCAATCCCTTTGACTTCTGGCAAGGTGCTAACTTCAAACTGAAGATCGTCCGTAAGGATGGTTATTGGAACTACGACAAGTCTGAGTTCGATCGTGTATCACCTCTGCTTGAGGATGACGATGCACTGGAAGCACTCTGGAAGAAAGAGTATTCTCTTGCTGGTCTGACTGCTGCTGATCAGTTTAAGACCTATGAGCAACTGCAGAATCGTCTGCAACTGGTTCTGGGTCAGAAGTCTCCTTCCCGTCCTCGTCTTGATGAAGAGGTTGAGAATGAAGAAACCGATCGCGGTTCATTCACTCCTAACTTTGAATCAAGCAAGCCTCCTGCTGCTGCAGTTGTTTCTAGGGACGAAGATGAAGACGATGCTCTGTCTTACTTCCAGAAACTTGCTGATGAGTGATGAGATTAAACAATCTTAAGATCTACTGTCAGACTGAGGAAGATCAATCTAATATGTTTGACTTCCTCTTTGAGATTTACCGTAACGAGATCAAGTATTGTACTTGGGAACCTGACGGTGATGATGAAAATCCAGGAACTTGGGGAATGTTCATTGATGACTTCCCACCTGAATTATTTGATAAGGTTGTAGAGTTCCTTGAGAGTGAAGACTCTTGGGTTCTTGAAGAAGCAGTAGAGATGTCACTAGACGATGATGAAGCTAATGTATACAGAGAGTATTAATTACTGATACAGTCTGATATTATCACCCCGCTTAAGGGTTTCACTCACATACTGAGTGGAACCTTTTTTATATGCCATCATTTCTTCTAAGTCATCAAAGACAACATTGAGATATATTGGTTTAAGAATATAAATGTTTCTCTTTAGATTATTGATTCCCTCTTCATACTGGTAGTTAGTGACAGGAGTTGAAACATCTTCAACATAAACTTCTGTACCTAGTGCTGAATCATAATAAGTTAGATCTTGACCTTCATCAACTTGTAATCCCTTAGGAAAAACAACAACACCATTAGTATTCTTTACTTCTATTGATTCGTAATGATGAATTCCGGAGTACAAAAGCACTGGTTCGTCTTCAAAAACATCAAGATACTTTTCTGTTACAAATGTATCAAAAGATTCTTGATCCAATGGCCATTCATTATAAACATTAAGAATGTTATTTGAAAGTAATATAACCCAATCTAATGTTGGATCTCCATAGACTTCATTAGCAACATTATCTGGACGATCATTACCTTGTATTGTATACTTTTCAAAAATAGTTGATTCTTGAAGGATGTCTTCTCTTAACTTTCCTTTCTTGAATAAGTTTTTTACAGTCACATAATCAGATATACTTCTACCATCACTGGTAGTATTGACATATTCAAGGTCTGGTATGTTACGGAAATAAGGATTTGCCATTTTAGTAACCTATTGATTGATCGCCATCATTTTCATAGTTGTCATTGAATACAGGCTCAAGTTCTTGGAAAGTAAACGAGAGTTGATAAGAAGTCATCTTACCATCACTGAATGTTGAGTAAGTTCCCTCTGGAGCATATTGCACTTGGAAAGATTGTAAAGCACATTCCTTAAATTTATTTAAGTATTTGTGTGGCGCATTGTTTTGAACATACTCTAACTTGAAAGTATGAGGAGTTTTGAGAAATAGATTTGATGGTGTTCTCTGTGGTGCCATTCCTTGCTTGAAGAATCTGATAATCTTAATGATCATGTCACCTTCTTCTTTGCTTCTTGCAGACATCTTGTAGGTGAAGTTAAAAGGTCTCAGTGTAGGAGCATTGAAAAGTAACTCCATGTTTGGATTGAAGACAGCACCTGCTCCTCTTTGCAGAATCTGTTGCCCTACTCCCACTGCTTGTCCTGCAAAGTAAGCTTGGAGCGCTGCTTTGACTCCTGCACTATTACCTGCAACTCTTTCTGCAGCATCTTTGACTGCTCCAGCAGCGGCTACAAAACCATCTTCCATAGCAGTCAAAGAGATAAGTGCTGCTTCTGCCTCAAGAGCACTCATGTTTGCAGGACCAAATGTTACTGCATTTGTATCTTGGATACCTGATGCAATGGGTAAAAAACACTTTCCGATAACATCTTTATCTGTTATTTCTGGTCTAGGTGGTGGACCAAGGCCACCAGATCTATTTTGAAATCCACTTGGTTTGTATTTGATCATATCTATTTTCAAATAATCTTGCGTTTGTTGTGCAAGATCCAAAGGATACTTCAAATTCTTAGGGAATAACTCTCTAGTCTTCCCCTGTGAGGTAACTGATAGTGGTTGAGTAACTGCATCCTCTACATCTGCTCTCTTACTCTGTCCTTCCGGTGGTGCTAGTGCTTGATTCCTATTTCCATTTGCGGCATTGAATTCCTCTGCCTCTTGTGCTTTCGTTACAAATTGACCTTGCATCGAAACCATCTGGTCTTTTGATGCAGATATAATTTTGGTTCTGCCAAGTTGTTTTACTTTCCCAGTTGCCTGATCATTGAAGACTATTTTATTTGGATTATCAGAATCTCTAGTTCCAATAACTCTTTCACCTGCTCCTGCTGCATTACTATACTGTAATATATCTACCTCAAATGTACCATCTGCTAACTTTGTAGCTCTGGTTGAAGTGTAAATAGTCTCTTTGCTTCTACCAGACCCGATTACTATGGGACTGATCTTGCTAGTTACAACCGTCATCAGACAAATGGTTTTTATTTATTTAGGACGAATTTTGCATATGGTATAGACATAAGTTCATCTAGTTCTTCGCGTTGAATAATATACACTTGCCCTGCTAATTCTTCCCAGGTATATTGTCTGTAGTCTCGCCAATGAAAATTCAATCCACGAAATCCCCATCGGAATAATTCAGTCACAGCAACCAATGGGTGTTGATCATATGTAATACCAGGAGTCTTTGCATTATAAACAAAGGTACACATGGTTCCTGGTTCAGGAGCAGGAGTCACAGTATCTTTCAGAGCATCCATGATCTCCAGCATCATATCTTCCTGATCATTGGTGCCGTTGTTTATTTGATCTCTGATGTTTATGATACGATTCATTTGATTCCTAACTCATTCTCTGTAATGATTTTGAACTTAAGTCTTCTATCTTCACAAAACTCTTGAGCGGCTTTCCACTTTGCCTTATTGATTTCCCAAGTGGTGCATTCGTAAATGTATCCTTTTGTTTCTCTCTTTGGTTTCTTTGGTGGTGCAGTTTGCTTTTTTGGTTTTACTTCAATAACATATGTATTGATCTTACCTGTACTTTCTTTTACTTTGAGGATAAAATCAGGGTAATACTTATGAACCCTCCTATCAACAGGTGAGATGTATGGTATAAAAAACTCTTCACTACCCCACTTGAGAATATTTTCATTTAGATCACACCATCTACAGAATTTTCTTTCCCAACTGCTTCTGCAAATAATATTATTTGGATCTCCTTGATACTTCTCTGGAAAGGAAGGTTTATACCTACTCTTAATACTCTCTCCCATCTCTTATACATAATATACAAGGTCAAATAGTATTTATAAATGCCATCACCAAAGTCGGTATCACAAATTAAATCATTACTATTAAGTCCTGCACTGACTTCTCACTTTGAAGTAGAGATTGGTATCCCTGAACCTCTCAGAGTTTTGTTGGGAATCAATCAGGACAGACTGAACTTGATGTGCTCAGAGGCATCTCTACCTGGATCTCAGTTAACAACATTAGAATTAACTAATGATAGAACTGGGGTCACTGAGAAGCACGCATACAGGAGAATGTTTGATGATAGACTTGACTTGACCTTCTATGTTGATGCAAAGGATTACATACCTATCAAGTTCTTTGAAACTTGGATATCATATATTATGAATGAGGATTCTAGAGACACTAGAGCAAAGAATTATTCTTATAGAGTAAAATATCCTGATGAATATATTTCTGATCAGGGTTTGATTGTTAGAAAGTTTGAAAAAGATTATGAGGGTCTGCTTGAATATGAATTCATAAGGAGTTTTCCACTGGCAATTAATTCAATGCCAGTCTCATATGATTCATCTAACTTACTGAAATGCACGGTGTCAATGTCATATATCAGATATGTTGTGAATAATATTCAGGCTCCTGGCACAAGGCAATCTGATTTAGCATCTAGATTTACTAATGTCAACCCTGATGTGAGATTAGCATTTGATTCTAATGTTGGAAGTATATATGGCACAGACATATATAAAAATCTTCAGTTCAATCCTGCTACAATACAAGGACAAGCACGATTTAATACTAGTCAGGCATTCAATGTAGGAATACAAGCACTACCTGTAAGTGAACAGATCTCTCCAGGACAACAATAAATAATCATACTGAAATCATCATAAGATATTATGCCTTTACCAAAAATTGCGACTCCAATATATGAACTTGAGTTGCCATCTACAGAACAAACCATTCAATACAGACCTTTCCTTGTAAAAGAGGAAAAGGTTCTTGTCATTGCTCTTGAGAGTGAGGACACAAAACAAATTACAACTGCTATCAAGTCTGTAATTAAAAATTGTATCCTGACAAAAGGAGTTAAGGTAGAATCACTTCCTACTTTTGATATCGAATATCTATTCTTGAATATTCGTGGCAAGTCAGTCGGAGAAGAGATTGAAGTCAATCTTGTGTGTCCCGATGATGAGGAGACTGAAGTATCTGTGATGATTAATCTGGATGACATTCAAGTCCAGAAGAATGAAGAGCACACCAAACAAATTAAGATTGATAAAAGTATTATGATGGAGATGAAGTATCCATCACTGGAACAGTTCATCAAAAATAACTTTGACTTCAATGAAAAGAGTGCGATGGATCAATCATTTGAACTGATCGCATCTTGTATTGATAAGATCTATACTGAAGATGATGTTTGGGTTGCTGCAGATTGTACCAAGAAAGAAGTCACTGATTTCCTTGAGTCGATGAACTCTTCTCAGTTCAAAGACATTGAAAAGTTCTTTGAGACAATGCCTAAACTTTCCCACACAGTTAAGGTTACAAATCCAAAGACAAAGGTCGAAAGTGATATCGTTCTGGAAGGGTTATCATCTTTTTTCGCTTAGGCATGGTTCATATGGATCTAATGAATTATTTCCAGTTGAACTTTGCCTTGATGCAGTACCATAAATATAGTTTGACCGAGATTGAAAACATGATGCCTTGGGAACGAGACATCTATGTTGCCCTTCTACAGCAGCATCTTGAAGAAGAGGAATTAAAGAACAAACAACAAAATGCGTTCAACTAAAGCACTCTCACCATCAAAGTTTTTCGGAGATCGATATACTCAGTATGTCGATGAGCTCACTGCTAGTGGAACCATTGCGGGTAAAAGATTAACTCCTGCTGAAAGAAAGGAAGGGTTCAAGAAGAGAGGAGATAAGATAAGTTTTGAAAATTTTGTTAATAAGGTTTTAGAAAAAAAGACTGGACCTGTGATGAGTGGTGGTGTTAAGGCACTGCCAGGTGGTGGTAGAGGTGGAGCAATTGTAAAATCATCTGGTGTCACCCCATTCTCTACACCACCAGTATCGGATAAAGGACAAGAAAATTTAGATGATATTCTAAAGGGCATTGATTCCATCCTAGAAACCCTAAGAGCAGAACAAAAATTTAAGAAACAAGTTGTAACAAAAGAGAAAAGAAAAAGAGAAAGGGAAAGGAGATCTGCATCTGAAGATAAGTTAGAGAAGAAAGGATTCTCTGGCTTAGGGAAGGCAGTATCAAAAGTATTAAAACCAGTAAAGAGTATATTTGATAAACTGTTTGATTTTATCTTTAATACTCTCGTTGGGAGTATTCTTACAAAATTTGTTGATTGGTTTAGTGATAAGAAGAATGAAGGAAAAATAAATGCAATAGGTAGGTTCCTTAATGATACTTGGCCTGCTATTTTGGCAGGATTCTTGTTATTTGGAACTGGACTTGGAGGGTTTCTTAAAGGTTTAGTTGGTTTAGTTACATTTTTCGTACCTAAGATACTTAAATTAACAGGCAAACTTATTAGCATTGCAGCAAGGAATCCATTGAAGACACTTGCGGTTGCAGGTATTGCCGCTGCTGGATATGGATTATATAAACAATCACAAACTCCTTCTAATGATCCAGAAGCAGCACCAGGACAGACGCAATTAGATGACACCATGCAGTTTGGTGGCACCACTGGTGACCCGATGAATGTATTGAGGTATAGTGGTGGTGGTAGAGTTCCTGGTTCTGGAACTGCTGATACTGTCCCTGCCATGCTCACTCCTGGTGAGTTTGTTATGAGTAGAGGAGCAGTTAGTAAGTATGGTGTTGGATTTATGCAGGGTATCAACTCTGCTGGCGGTGGAGGTAGAACTTCCAGACCAGGTTTCTATTCCTCTGGTGGTTTAGTTCCTGAAAAAGAAGAACCAGGTGGAAGATATACTGGCGGTAGAAACATGGCACAGAGGATCTTTGATCCTTTACAAGTATTCTCTCAAGATAGACCTAGAATCTCTGCATCTGCAGGACAGCAGCAAGGATCTGGAACAGGTGGAACTCTGAAACTGACAGCAAAAGACTTCAGAGATCTTGCTTATATTGTGAGTGCTGAGGCAGCAAGAGGAACTGATGATGAGTATGGAGTTGCTGCTGCTGTCCTGAACAGGATGACAGATCCAAAGTGGCCTAATACAATTGCTGCTGTTGGGTCACAAGCAGGTCAGTTTGAGGCAGTATATAAAGGACTGGCATATGATGACCCAGAACTCGCAGCAAAGTTAGCATCACCAGAGGGTCAGGCAAAAATTGTTGAAGCACTTAAGAAGTTAAACGGAAGAACAGATTTCAAAGGACAATCACAACTTGGTAACAAGGGGTCAACAGATCCTATGTTCCACAGCAGAGGAAACTTCTACCACTATACATCACAGGTTGGTAGAAATGATCCTGTTCCATCAAGTCCACCACAGCATTGGAAGAAACTCATAGGAACTGGTGGGCCCGCTGTTACTCTTGCAATGACATCTGCTAGTGGTGGTTCAGCAAGCACTGGTAGAACCACTGGAGCAGGTGGATCTTATAGTGGTAGTATGACTGCTACCAAGACAAAACCTAAAGTAAAACCTATGTCTCGCCAGAAGTTAACTAACTTCATGGATAGTATAAGACAAGCAGTGGATGGTCCAGCACCAACTACTCCAAGTCCTGGCAATGATATTCCAGATTTTGCTGCTGGTATAATGCATGATCCAAGAAAGATAAAAGTCTTGGGGATAGGGTAAATGAAATTATTACCAGGATCAGTACCCGGAGGGGCAATAATCAAAGCAAAGACTACAAAAATTAGTGCTGCCAACATTACTCCATCAAACAAAATAATACAAGCAAAGGTTAAATTAATTGAGGTCAATAAGATTCTCAAAGGATCTCTTGCTGCTGAGAAAAAAGAAGAAAATGATAAGACTAAGAAAGAAAAAGCAGATCAAAGAAATAAGCGTGAGAAGAAATTAGAGAAGGTAACAAAAGAAGAAAAGAAAGCAGCACCTAAACTTCCTTTACCTAAAGTTCCATTCTTTGATAGGATTAAAAACTTTATTGTTAATACAGCGTTGGGATTTGTTCTTACTCGTCTTGTAGATGAGACAGGAACTGTTAAACCAATTATTCCTTTTATTGCAAGCACTCTTGACTTCATTGTTGACTTTACAATTGGAACTCTTGATGCAGTTAGCGGATTCCTTGAAAAGAGTTATGGATTTATTGATAGCACTAGACAATTTGCTGAAGATAGATTTGGACAGGAAGGTCTTAAGAAGTTTGATAATTTCTTAGGAGTAGTTCGCAATTTATTCAACGCTGCTCTAATTGTTGCAGCAATAAATCAAAGAACTAGACCTGATAGGACTGATAAACCTAGAAAACCTAGTGGTCCTGGTAAACCTGGAGGTGGAACAAGTAGACCACCAACGGCAGCAGAAAAAGTTAGAAATGCACGCATCAGAAATGTCCAGAAAAAATTTGGTCCTGGTGCAAGAAGAATATATGAAAATGCATTAAACAATGGCAAGACTCCATCTCAAGCGATGGCAGCAGTTAAAAGAGGAATTGCCAGAGGTGTTGCAGTTAGACCTGGTGCTGATTCATTAGCAGCAAGGACGGCACCAAAGGGTAGTATATTAAAAGGAGGACTTAGTAAAGCACCTGGAAGATTAGGGACTAAACTTCTTGGTAAAGCAGGAGTCAAATTCGTAAAAGGTATCTTTGGTAGAATACCTATCCTTGGTCCCATTGTTGTTGCTGTTGCATCATTACTTGCAGGTGAACCTCCAGGTCAAGCATTATTCAAGGGATTAGGTGCCGCACTTGGCGGGTTACTTGGATCTTTTATACCCATTCCTGTTGTTGGAACTCTTCTTGGAGAAACCATTGGTGTATTCGTAGGTGACCTTTTATATGAACTGATTCGTCCTGGTGGTGGGCCAGATAAGGCAGGTGCTAAATTTATGCAGACCATGAAAGGCATCCTTGAGGGTGGTAAGGCAGTAGGTGAATGGATAGCATCAGGAGCCAAGCGATATATCAAAGGATTCTTTGAAGAATATCATAAGCCAATACCATCACTTATTGGTGCAAGAGCTCTTGTTACCAATGCTGCTAAAGCATTAGGACTGTATGATTTATTAAAGAGTGTTGGTTATGCGGGAGGTAAGGATGGTCAGATAGACAAGATCCCTGAGTTTCTACAATTATTAAATCCATTTGCAACAATACCCCTCTTAATAAAATCGTTCTTCCCACCAGCAAAAAATCCACCTAAAGAAAGTGATGAAGGATTTAGTTTCAGCAAATTCTTCTTTGGTGCTGATGCTACTACTGGTGGTGCTCAAGGTGACATGGGCAGCAGCCGCCGTATGAATGTTGGTGGCAGTAATATTGTTGCTATTGGTAAGGACTTGGGCAGCAAAGGATTTGCTGTTGCAGAACACCCAGACTTTACTAAAACACAGTCTGGTGGAAGGTATACTCCAGGAGAAGGTTCTGTATCTAATGTTCATAGTGGTGCTGGTCACTATGAAGGAAGAGCAATTGATGTTACTGACTGGAGAGGATCACTAGAAGATTCCAAGGGTAGATATCGTAGTGTTCTCAATTCACTACAAGACAATCCAAATATCAAGATGTTGATTCATGATAGTTGGGGATTCTATAAAGATGGTAACAAGTCTGGTCCTGGAGGTTATTCTCACCCAACTCATATGCACATTGAGACCAAAGACAAGGGTGGTATGATTGGTAAGGGTATGTTTATGAATATGGGCAAACCTGAGTTTGTTCTCGATGCAGACTCTACAAAGTCATTGGAAGATAATGTCCCTGGATTCCTAGATGCTCTGAACAAAGCAGATTATTCTGGAGCACTTGCTGTCTTGAGAAACTATGCATTCTATGAGGCTGGTGGGGTCGAGTTCATACCTGTTCCTGTTCCACAAACAACCACACAAGTTGCTCAAAAAAATACACCTGGCGGTGGATTTACTCCTGTCATGAGCGGTGGAGATGATCCATATGAACGCCTTTACATGGGTTAAATAGAAGTAAGAGGTAATACTAAATGTCAGATACTCCAGTCCTATCAAAACAATCAGAACCAGCTTCTATTGACAAGTTGACCATCTTCTCAAACAAAGGTGGTAAAAGCACTGATATTGCTAATGGAATTTCACAATTTGAATATCATGAAAGCATCCTACAAGACTCAATTAGAGTGACTGTTTTCTATAGTGACACTGGTGATGCAGTCGATGGTAAGACTGCCATGGAAGGTCTTCCTATCGTTGGAACGGAGAAAGTGAAATTAGTATTCAAGGATAACCGTGAAGAGAAACTTGAATTAGATCTGTATGTTAATAAAGCAACACCGCTTAGTGAATCCTCTACAAAGAACTTTGTGAAACTTGATCTGGTATCTAAAGAATTTATTCTTAATGAGAAAGCAAGATTGAATAAAAGATTTGATGGTAAGATATCTGATCACATTTCTAGAATTCTAACCAATGGTAATAGAAATGGTTTAGGGACAGAGAAAGATGTAGATATAGAAGTAACTTCAAACAACTATAGTTTTTTTGGCAACAATAAGAAACCATACTACACAATAAATTGGTTGTGTAAAATGTCTGTGTCTGCAGAAAATCAGAAGGATGGAGACAGTGCTGGTTATTTTTTCTATGAGACTGCTGATGGATTTAAATTCAAGTCAATTGATGGATTGTTAGCACAGAAACAGAAGAAGTCTATCATCTTTAATGATTCTCCAGACAAGGAGAGTCTTCCTAAGGGTTATGATATAAAGGCTCTTAAGTTTGATAGGGATAATAAAGTAGATGTCCAAAGAAAATTTGAGATGGGAACATTTTCAT